GAACGAAAGAACCGACTAAGGGGTCTTTAAGGGGGTCTTCGGGAGAAAACGAGCGACATGGACCAAGTTAAGAAAAGACTGGCGGAGCTGAACGGAGTTTTTGAAGCACTCCCGCCTAAAAAGAAAATATTGTTAAGAAACACAATCGAAACCGTGGCATTTATGGACATACAGCTCAAAGAACTGGAGAGTCTTATTGCTTCTGGGAAGTCGAACACGCCAGACAAGCAGCTTTATGCTTCAATGGCAAAGACCCGCGACGTCCTCCTGAAGAAGCTGCTGGCAGAACTGCCAGACGAAACAGCTGCCGACGATTTCGACTCGTTTTGATAACCGGGCAGGGATAGTGATAGCTACACGAAAGCGGCAGACCTTAGCCGTTTCCCTGCTTTGTTTAAGGTGATTGTTGAAGGTGACAATTATGAAGACATACTGCGTTTACAAGCACACGTCTCCGCACGGCAAGGTCTATATTGGCATAACGTGCCAGCTTCCGTGCCAGAGATGGGCCCGTGGACAGGGCTATCGAAACAACTGGCATTTTTACAACGCCATCAAGAAGTACGGCTGGGACAATTTCCAGCATGAGATCCTGCTCTCTGGGCTAACACAAGAAGAAGCTGTTCAAAGGGAGTTCGAGCTCATAGCTCAATACGACTCCGCGAACGAAGAGCACGGCTACAACCGAGACTACGGCGGAACCGTGCGAAGGCCTTTTTCAGAAGAGACTCGCCGCAAAATTTCGGAGGCGCACAAAGGCCGGGCTACAACAAAGGGGCCCAACCATCCACAATGGGGCAAGAAGGGACCGCTAAGCCAGAACTTCGGAAGAAAACACAGCCCGGAGGAGAGGGCACGAATGAGCGCCAACAACACCCGGAAGCGGCCGGTCCTTTGTGTAGAAGATGGCAAGATCTACGCCTCGGCCGTCGAAGCAGCCAAAGACAAAGGCACGCATGACACTTCGGTGAACGCTTGCTGCAATAAACGTCCGCATTACAACACCGCAGGCGGTTACCATTGGAGGTTCGCCGATGAGTAATGCGATATATGAGTATTATCAAAAAATACAGGACGGATCCTTGCCGGCGGGCAAGTGGGTCCAGCTCTGGTATAAGAAAGTGGTCAAGGGGCTTGAGGAAAAGCTCTTTTATTTTGACCAAAAGGCAGCAGACCATGCCATCAACTTTATTGAGAAATACTGCAGGCACCATGAGGGGCAATTCGCTCCCAATCTTATAAAGCTGGAGCTCTGGCAAAAGGCTTTTCTCTCCGTGATCTTTGGGATAAAAGACGAGGATGGCAATCGGCAATTTAGAGAGGTTGTGCTGGTTATCGGACGCAAGAACGGCAAAACGCTTTTGGCAGCTGCCATCGCCGCATATTGTGCATACAAAGACGGCGAATATGGTGGCCGTATTTATTTTACAGCACCAAAGCTGCAGCAGGCCAATCTCTGTTTCGATGCTTTTTATCAGATGGTCCAGAAGGAGCCGGCGCTGGAAAGGCGAACCAGAAAGCGCCGAACTGACATATATATCGACAGCACAAACACTTCAGCCGCACCGCTGGCCTTTTCTGTTAGAAAGTCAGACGGCCTTAACATTTCGGCCTGCATAGCGGACGAGGTCGCGAGCTGGCAAGGAGACGCCGGTCTCAAATTTTACGAAGTGCTTAAAAGCAGTTTTGGAGCAAGGAAGCAACCGCTGCTTATAAGCATAACAACCGCCGGATATGTGAACGACGGCGTATATGACGAAATATTCAAGAGGAGCACCAGAGTGATCGTGGGAGAGTCCAAGGAAACCCGGCTGGCTCCTTTTTTGTATACCATTGACGACATTTCAAAGTGGAGCGACATCTCGGAGCTTGCAAAGGCCAACCCGAACTTAAATGTCAGCATTTCGATAGATTATCTGCTGGAAGAAGTTCGGATCGCTGAAGGGAGTCTAAGCAAGAAGGCCGAGGTGCTCACCAAATACGCAAATGTAAAACAAAACAGCAGCCTCGCATGGCTGCCGGGTCTGGCCGTGGAGAAGTCGAGCGGACCGGCCATCCTCATGGAGGACTTCCAGAACCACTACTGCGTCGGAGGCATCGACCTCTCCAGGACCACAGACCTCACGGCGGCCTGCGTAGTTATCGAGAGAGACGGCGAGCTCTACGTCAAGGCGAAGTTTTTCATGCCAGGCGAGAAGCTGGAAGAAGCCAAGGCCCGCGACGGCCTGCCGTATGACATATACGTCCAGCGCGGACTGCTGGCATTATCCGGGGACAATTTCGTGGACTACCAGGACTGCTTTGCATGGTTCCGGGAGCTCGTCGAAAAGTATCAGATCCTGCCGCTGCAGATCGGGTACGACCGATACAGCGCGCAGTACCTCGTCAAGGACATGGAGGCCTACGGCTTCCACATGGACGACGTCTTCCAAGGCTACAACCTGACTCCGGTCATCAACGAGACCGAGGGCCTGATCCGGGACGGCCGGATCCATATCGGAGACAACGACCTGCTGAAGATCCACCTGCTCAACGCGGCGATCAAGGCAGAGACACAGACAGAACGCAAGAAGCTGGTGAAGCTATCAGCGAATGAACACATAGACGGAGCCGCAGCACTCCTCGATGCTCTCACGGTGCGCATGAAGCACTGGAGCGAGATCGGTGCGCAGCTCCAAAACAGGAGGGGAGAATGAGCCTTTTTGACAAACTGTTTGGCCGGGACAAGGACCTGGAACCGACTCACCAGGAAGAAAAATACTTCCGGCTATTAGACGGCTACCGGCCGGTCTTCCACAGCTGGAGCGGCGAGCTTTACGAGTCGGAGCTCGTCCGGGCAGCAATAGACGCCAGAGCGCGCCACGTTTCAAAGCTGGACATCACAGTCCAGGGCACAGCCAAGCCGGCACTGCAGAACCAGCTGAAGCTGGGACCAAACCAGTTCCAGAGCTGGAGCCAGATGCTCTACCGGTTGAGCACGATCCTCGATATGACCAACACGGCGATCATCGTCCCGATCATAGACAAGGACGGGACCACAACGGGCATCATGCCGGTGGTCTACAAGGAGTGCAAGGTGGTCGAGTTCAAGGGCGAGCCGTGGATCCGGCTCAAGTTCTACAACGACGAGACCGTGGCCATCGAGCTGAGGCGCGTCGGGATCATGACGCGGTACCAGTACAAGAACGACCTGTTCGGAGAAAGCAACAAGGCACTCAAGCCGACGATGGATCTGCTCAACATCCAGAACCAGGGCATCGAGGAAGGCGTCAAGAGCGCGGCCAGCTACCGCTTCATGGCGACCCTGAACAACTTCGCGAACGAGGCGGACCTCGCCAAGGAGCGCGAACGCTTCACCGAGAACAACCTGCGCAAGGGCGGCGGCGTTCTTCTCTGGCCGAACACCTACAAGGACATCAAGCAGATCGAGACCAAGCCGTTCGTGGCGGACACGGACCAGATCAAGCTCATCAACGAGAATGTTTATAACTACTTCGGAGTGAACGAAGACATCCTCCAGAACAAGGCCATCGGCGACGCCTGGTCTGCGTTCTACGAGGGCGCCATCGAGCCGTTCAGCATCCAGCTCTCCGAAGTCCTGACCCGGATGCTGTTCTCACAGAGAGAGCGCGAGCTGGGGACCTACATCATGGCGACCAGCAACCGCCTGCAGTATATGAGCAACAAGGACAAGCTGGAAGTTAGCGCGCAGCTTCTCGACCGCGGACTGTTGACGCTTAACGAGGCCCGCGAGATCTGGCAGCTGCCGGAGGTCGAAGGCGGGGACGTCCGCATTATACGCGGAGAATATTATGGCGTAAACGACAAGCTGCAGCCGGCACAGGAACCAGTAGAGGAAGGAGGCCAGGAGAATGGCACAGAATAAGAACATCGAGGACAAGATCAGAGAGGGCCGCGTCTACAGGCAGATGGAAGTCAGAGCGGCGGAGGATAGCGAAGACAGCTACATCGTGGAAGGCTACGCGACCACGTTCAACCAGCCATACGAGCTCTACAGCGAGCCGGGCTACAGGTTCATGGAGCAAGTCGACAGCAAGGCGTTCGACAAGACCGACATGGCGGACGTCATCCTGCAGTACGACCACCAGGGCCGCGTCTTCGCGAGGAAAAGCAACCGGACCCTGCAGCTGGAAGTCGACGACCACGGCCTGAAGGTCCGCGCGGATCTCTCCGGGACTGAGATCGGCCGCCAGCTCTACGAGGAGATCAAAGGCGGCTACACCACCAAGATGAGCTTCGGCTTCACCGTCGACGGCGACACGCTGGCGAAGTCGGAGACCGACGCGCTGATGACGATCACCAGGACCATCACCAGCATCAAGAAACTTTACGACGTTTCTGCCGTATCGCTTCCGGCAAACGATACGACTGAAATTATAGCAGCCAGGGCCTACGGCGAGGGAGTCATCAACGAGGTCAAGGAGGAGATCCGGCTGGCAAACGAGCGGAGCGCTCGCAAGAAATCACTTATTGACGACATCATGAAGGAGGTCTGATCCGTGGAACTCAAAGACATGGAAATGACTGCTCTGGAGCAGAGGCTCTCGGAGATCCGGGAGAACGCGCAGCTCCTGAGCGACACCGACGAAGACCTGACCAAGCTGGAAGCGCTCAAAGAGGAGCGCGACGCCATCGCTCAGGAAATCGAGAACAGAAGGGCAGCTGAGGCAGAACGCCGCAGAATTGCCGAAGAAATCGCGAAGGGCGCCGGCGAGGAAAAGGACGCCGCGCCTTCAGAATCAAGAAAGGAAACCGACATGGAACTTAGAAACACTCCTGAGTACATCAACGCATACGCTGAGTACATCAAGACCGGCAAGGACGAAGAAGTCCGCAGCCTTCTCACCGAAAACGTCTCCGGAACCATTCCCGTTCCTGAGTTCGTTTACGACATCGTAAAGACCGCCTGGGAGAGAGACGGCATCACCAGACTCGTGAGAAAGTCCTACATCAAGGGCAACCTCAAGGTCGGCTTTGAGATCTCCGCAACCGGCGCCACCGTTCACACCGAAGGCACTCCCGGACCTAACGAAGAATCCCTCGTTCTCGGAGTCGTAACCATGATCCCGAAGAACATCAAGAAGTGGATCTCCGTCTCCGACGAAGCTCTCGGCCTCAGAGGCGAGGCGTTCCTGCGCTATATCTACGACGAACTGACCTATCAGATCGCCAAGAAGGCAGCCGAGGAACTGCTCGACAAGATCATCGCCTGCGGCACCGTTTCCACCAGCACACAGGTGGCCGTTCCCGTGGTCAAGTCTACCACCATCAGCGTGACCCTGATTGCACAGGCACTCGGCCAGCTGAGCGACGAAGCAGCCGCACCGGTCGCAGTTATGAACAAGGCAACCTGGGCAGCTATCAAGGCAGCACAGGCGGCCAACGGATTCAACTACGATCCGTTCGAAGGCTATCCCGTAGTCTTCAACAACCACCTGAAGGCCTTCAGCGCAGCATCCTCCAACGAGACCTACATCATCGTGGGCGACTTCAACCAGGGCGCGCTGGCTAACTTCCCGGACGGCGAGGAGATCAAGTTCACCTTCGACGACATCACCCTGGCGACTGACGACATGGTGAAGATCATCGGCAAGGAATACGTAGCCATCGCACCGGTGGCACCGAACGCCTTTGTAAAGGTGACCAAGTAGTCATACCGACAACCGGCAGGCCGCTCGTCTCGCGTTTGATGGGCGGCCTTTATAACTGAAACGCAAAGAAAAGAGGGCGAGATGAAAACACTGATAGCTATTCCGTGCATGGATCAGGTCGCGGCACCGTTCGCGCAGAGCCTGGCAACCATGCAGAAAGAGGGCGACTGCATGATCGCGATGGTCATCGGTTCCCTGATCTACGAGAGCAGAAACAACCTGGCAAACCAAGCACTGAAGCTCGGATGCGACGCCATCATGTGGCTCGACAGCGACATGATCTTCCCGCAGGACACCATCCCGAAGATGCTCCGACACCTCGAAGACGGCAAGGAGATCGTCTCCGGGATCTACTACAGGCGCCGACCACCATACAGCCCGGTGCTGTTCTCCAAGCTGGAGATCCAGGAGGGCAAGAGCTCCTGGGCAGGCATGGACCGGTACCCGCAAGACCGGCTGTTCGAGGTCGCGGCCTGCGGCTTCGGATGCGTAATGACCAAGACCAGCCTGCTCTGGGAAATAGGCGTGGACAACGGCGCGCAGTGGTTCACCCCGCTGCTGGGCTTCGGTGAAGACCTGAGCTTCTGCAAGAGGGCGACCAACTACGGCCACAAGATCTGGGTGGATCCATCGATCCAGTGCGGACACGTCGGCCAGATCATCGTGGACCAATCAGTCTATCAGGCACAGCTCGCTCAAGAGGGAGAAGCAAATGCTTGAGATTATAAAAAGGGCGCTCCGGATAACCACCGACGCCTTCGATGCGGAAATCGCGCTGCTGGTCGTCGCTTGCGTTGAGGAGATGGCCTCTCTCGGCGTGATCGTTGAGATCTACGGCAAGCGCTACATCCTCGACATCGACAGAGAGTACCTCGTGACCATGCTCCAGCAAAAGATCTACATCGACGACGAAATGGCGCTGCAGATCTTCGACGAAAACCTGCCGGCCTCTCCGCAGGTCCTGCAGGCTATCATCGCATACTGCAAGTGGCAGTTCGGATTTAACGGCGACGCGGAACGCTGGGAGGCAATCTACCACGAGAAGCTGGCACAGCTCAAGACCATGACCGGCTTCACCGACTGGACACCGACGGAGGCATAGCATGGACAGGAGCATACCCATCAAGCTGATCGCCACGACATACACGCCGGACGTGCTTCTGCAGCAGGTCCCGACGGAGACCGAGCGGACCGTCTTCGCTGCAGTTCAGAGCGTGAGCCGGTCAGAGTGGAACGCAGCAGGCCAGCAAGGCCTCAACCCGGCATACGAGCTGACCATGTTCGAACCGGACTACGAAGGCGAGAAGATCGTCGCAGTCCAGGAAGGCGAGAACTGGCCGCGCTTTTCCGTTTACCGGACCTACCGAGGCAAGAACGAGGAGCTGACACTCTACGTGGAGCGAAAGGCGGGCACGAGATGAGCATCAAACCGGACGAACTCAGCGCAGCCATAGCAGAGGAACTGCAGGCCTTCCAGGGCGCCACAGACGAGGCTCTGAGGACGGCCATCAACGAGACTGCAGAGGCAGCCGCGCAGGTCGTCAAGGCGAAGGCCCAGCACTTCGGCAGCAATTACGCGAACGACATCACAGCACAGACGGCGCGCAAGATCCTGAAGAACCGCGGCACGGCATACGTCACCGGCGGCGACCACTACAGAGTGGCGCACCTCCTGGAACATGGCCACGCCATCGTCTCCGGAGGCAGGAAGCTCGGCACCGTCAAAGGCTTTGAGCACTTCGCGGACGGCGAACGCTACGCAGAGGACCATCTGGTCGAGAACATCAGGAAGGAGATCGAAGGATGAGCAGGGCAAAAAGGGCAGACATCCCAGGGATCCTGAGCGGGATCACAGGCTACACCGGCAAGGTCGCATATTACGCGTGGCCGGAGAACGAGGCACCGGCGCTGCCGTTCATCGTTTACATCTTCCCGGAGGAGGCCGGCATGGGCGCGGACAACGTGAACTACCTGCCGACCACATCCGTGCAGGTGGAGCTCTACACCAAGCTGAAGGACCCGGCGCAGGAGGCTCTCGTCGAAGCGGCACTCGCCGCGAATGAAATCTACTACACAAAGGACAGCACCTACCTGGACGACGAGCAGGCGTGGATGACTGTCTATCGTTTTGAGGTGATCTAAATGGCAGAAAATGGCAAGGTCCGTTTCGGACTTTCAAAGCTCTACTATGCGGTCCTGACAGAAGGCAGCACCAACGCCTGGGCGACTCCGGTCGCGATCCCTGGCGCGGTGAGCATGGACATCGCGGACAACGGATCCAGCAACACCTTCTACGCGGATAATATCGCGTACTACAAGAGCATCAGCAACAACGGCTACACCGGCAGCGTCGAAGTGGCTCAGATCCCGGACAAGATGCTGACCGACGTCTGGGGCATGACCATCAACAGCGACGGCGTCCTCGTTGAGAAGACCGGAGTGCAGCCGAAACCCATCGCGCTGCTGTTCCAGGTCGACACCGACGGAGTGAACGAGCTGAACCTGTTCTACAGAGTCGTGCCGACCAGCAAGCCGACCAGCAGCCCGGCGACAGTTGAAGACAGCGTGACCCCGTTCACGACCAGCTTCGACTTCGAGGCTCTGCCGCTGGTGACTGGATCCAGCGCACAGCTTGACCTGATCAAGGCCAAGACCACACCGACCACCAGCACAGCCACAGCGAGCGGCTGGTTCAACGGCGTATACACACCGGCATAAAAGCCGAGGGAAGAACAACCGGGACTGCTTCTGCAGTCCCTTTGTTTTGATTAAAAGGAGGCTAAAAGATGACAAGGATCATAAACGTGGACGGCAAGGACATGCGAGCCGTCTGCAGCGCCATGACGCCGAGAGAGTACAGAGCCTGGTTTAACAAGGATCTGATCATGGTCATGGCAAACTACAAGAAGGCATACGAGAAGGATCCCGAAAGCGTGGACAGCCGGTTCCTGGAGAATCTGGCGTGGATCATGTTCCGGGCCGGAGGCGAGGACGTGGGCGAGAGCGTCGAGGAATGGCTTCAGACACTCAGCGCCTCCGCGATCTACAGCATCCAGGCCGAGATCATGGCACTATGGCAGGCGGATCAGGTGACGACTTCGGTGCCTAAAAAAAAATAAGAGAGACGGTCCGGCCGAAGACGGCCGCGACCTTCATGCTTCGGTGCTGCGAGCTGGGCCTCTCGGATGACGCGCTCCGGAGTATGACGATGGGCATGGTCTACGACCTGCTGATCGAGCAGGCCAACGACAAAGAGGAGTGGCCCATCAAAGCAACGAAAGAAGACTACAAGCGAATTTTTGGAGACTAAACACATGGCGACAAAAATCCGAGGCATAACCGTCGAGATCGGCGGCGACACAACCGGACTGCAGCACAGCCTGCAGGACGTCAACAAAGAAATCAAATCGACCCAGAACCAACTCAAGGACGTGAACAAGCTCCTCAAGATGGATCCGGGCAACATCGACCTCTTGAAGCAGAAGCAGGACCTCCTCGCGCAGTCCGTGGAGCAGACGGCCAAAAAGCTGGACACGCTCAAGGATGCGCAGACGGCCTTCGTGGAGAACGGCGGTGACATCAACTCCGACGGCTACAAGGCCCTCCAGAGAGAGATCGCGAGCACAGAGCAGGCGCTCAAGAAGGCCAAGTCCGAGGCGGCAGGCTTCTCGGCAGAGATCGAGGCAGCCAGAGCGAAGGTGGACAAGTTCGGATCCGCGGCGACCGACTTCTCGAAGAAGACCGCCGGCATGAGCACAGCAGCGGCTGGCGTCCTTGGAGCGCTGGGCGGAATGGCACTCAAGTCCGTAGCGGCAGCGGATGACCTGAACACACTCGCGAAGCAGTCCGGACTGACCACCGCAGAGCTGCAGAAGATCCAGTACGCGTCCGACCTCGTGGACGTGAGCATGGAGGACATCGTCGCGGCTCAGAGCAAGGTCGTCAAGGGCATGGCGGAAGGTTCCGCGGCTTATGAAAAGCTGGGCATCAGCACCACGAACGCGGACGGATCCCTCAGGAACTCCAACGAGGTCTTCTATGAAGTCCTGGAGGCTCTGGGGAACGTTTCCAACGAGACCGAACGCGACGCTCTGGCGATGGAGGTCTTCGGCAAGAGCGCCAGCAGCCTCTCCGGCATCATAGACGACGGAGGAGCCAGCCTCAAGGCATACGGAGACGAGGCAGAGCGCGCCGGCCTGATCATGAGCCAGGACACGCTCGACGGACTGAACGCGGTCAACGACAGCATCGACGAGCTCAAGGCAAAGGCGGCGGCAGAGATCGCCAACACCGGAGCCAAGGCGATGGAGGCCTTGCTGCCCATCTTCGACAGCGTGGTCGAGAAGATCAGCGCGGTGCTCGACTGGATCGGGAACCTGGACTCCGGGACTCTGAAGATGATCCTCACCATCGCCGGAGTCGTGGCAGCCATCTCACCGATAGCGGGCATTATCGGAAGCATATCCGGGGCCGTTTCCGGGTTCCTGGGCTTCCTGCCAAAACTACAGACGGCCTTCAGCAGCGTGCTCAGTTTCGCGGCGGCGAATCCGATGCTGGTGATCGCCGGAGCAGTGGCCGCACTGGTGGCGCTTATAATCGCGAATTGGGACAAGATAAAGCCGGTCCTTCAGAGCGTCTGGGACTTCGTCAAGAAGATGATAAACGGGTTCCTGGGACTGATCAACAGCCTGATCGACGGCGTGAACGGCCTCATCGCTGGCCTGAACAAGCTGCACTTTGAGCTTCCGAGCTGGGTGCCAGGCATCGGCGGGAAGTCCTTCGGCATCAACATCCCGACGATCCCGCACATCCCGCTCCTGGCAGAAGGCGGCGTTCTGAGCTCCGGTTCGGCCATCGTAGGCGAGCGAGGAGCGGAACTGCTGACAGTTGGAAACGGATCCGCGACGGTGCAGCCGCTGACGAACAACTACACCACGAACAACTACCAGCAGGGGACCCCGAACATCAGCGTAAACTTCACCGGATCCCTGGCGCAGCTCGCGAGAGTCCTGCAGCCGGAGATCGTCGCAGAATCGGCAAGAGTGGGAGGAGGCTGGCGGAATGGCTAACACTTTAATCATCGACGGCGTCGACTTCAGCAGCTACGTGCAGTGGCAAGTGGACCGGCTGGAGACGACCAGGAAGGTCTACGGACCGAATAACCTCATAGACATAGACGGCAAGGAGTACCCGGACCTGATCGCGAACAAGATCGACCCAGGCTTCCTGTTAAAACCGCTGCCGAAGTCCATGCTCCAGACGCTCTACACCATCATGCGCCACGACGTCGTGACCATGACGCACACGACCTTCTCAGCAAACGACACGAGAACGATCCAGGCGATCCCGCAGGACATGCAGCTGAAGTACGCCTGCCAGGCGTGGAACGGCGACGTCTACGAGGGCACGGCGATCACATTCAAGGAGCAGTAAATCATGGCTACGAACAAGCGCATAACCATCGGATCCGCGGCATTCGGAGCCTTGGACGAGGGCAAGATCCTCGCGAACCCGAACCCGCAGGAGGTGACGAGCATCAGCCCGGTGCTTCTGGATCTTCCCTGGGACGTCTTCGAGTTCAGCGTCAAGTCCGACATGTTGGGCAAGCGCTACTTCCTGGACATAGACAAGGAATACCTGCAGGCGGACACGGACGGCCGGATCTACATCAGCGAGGGCGACCTGCTGGCGACTGAGTACGGCGAAGACATCGAACTCTATGCCGGCGAGGAGCTCCGCGGCAAATACTACCTCAAGGGGATCACGGCAGAGAAGAACGGCAGCTTCTCCATCAAGGCGGTGAGCGGGATCGGGATCCTGGAAGACCAGATCTTCATGGGGAACTACTACACCAACGAGACCGTGGCGGACATCATCGCGGACATCATCGGCGACGCGATCACCTACACCGTCGCGGACCGCGTGGGGAACCTGATCCTCTCCGGGCCGATTAAACCCATGACCAAGCGCCGCGCACTTTCGGCGGTGCTCCTGGTCACCGGAGCCTCGATCCTGAGAGACGAGAACGGCGACATGTTCATCGACTACAACCAGCAGGGCGACGCGCATCAGATCGGCCCTCAGGGCATAGGCGGCAAGAGGCTCGACTACAACCGGGCCTCGAAGGTCATCGTCACCGAGCACATGCACTTCGAAAGCAGCAGCGCCACGGAGGAGGTGCTGTTCGATAATACCGACGACGTCAACGTCGTGAACCATACCATCATCTTCGACGAACCCATGCACAGCTTCCGCGTGGAAGGCATCACGCTCGTGGCATCCGGGCCGTTTTACGCGACCCTCACCGGCGTGGGCGTCCTCTACGCGGTGCCATACGTACACGTGCAGAGAGACATCAGCGGCACCACAGGAGCCGCAGGAACCACGAACGAGCTCCGGGTGGACTGCAGCTTCGTCGGCCCGGCAAGCAGCCAGGCCGTGCTGGATCGCGTGAAGAACTTCGAGAAGAACGCGAAGCTGGCAGAGATCGAGGCACTGGTCACCAGCGAGAAGGCCGGCGACATGGTCTTATACGAGGATCCCTACGACGGCGAGAGCACCGGCATTATCACGAATATGAACCGGACCATCAGCGGGCAGGACAAGGCTCAGCTGACCATCGCCAAGGACTGGAAGCCGGGACCCTTCGGCAACGCCTTCGACAGCTTCGTCATCGTCACGGCAGCAGACATCGACGAGAACGGCGACTACTGGCTGCCGGCAGAAGCGGTGCACAAACAGGGCCGCATCGTTCTGTTCTCCGGAGCAGAAGGCGGGCAGGGCGGCTGGTACGGCGAGACCAAGGGCGAAGTTGCCGGCGGAAATACGGACACACTGATCCGCGAGCTTGACTCCGGCGACGAGTACACGCTCGGAACGCCGGGACAGATCCAAAGCGGAGGAGCAGGCGGGCAGGGCGGCAAAGGCGGAACCGGCGCGACAAAAATGTTCACCATCAACGCGTCAATGCTGCCGACCAGGCTGAAAGACTGCAGCTTCGGTGCAGGTGGCACAGGAGGTGCAGGAGGCACAGCGGTCCGTGGCGCTGACATGCAGCTGGTGGAGACCCCGCCGGAAGATGGAGAACCGGGCGGGGCGACAGACGTGACCATCGTCTCGACCGCGTATTCTACAGACAACGGCACCGTCTTTCGGGGCACATATTACAACCTCGTCACCGGCGACGTGGTCATCGAGGACGGCGGCACCGGCACGGCTGGAGCATCCGGCGGAGCTGGCGGCACGGCGGTCCAGAGCCAGGGCTTCAACACCACCGCAGAAGCGGACGCCTGGAACTTCGCGACCATCGGCAAGGGCAGCAACGGCCAGAGCCTCAGCGGCTACACCGGAGGAGCAGGAGGAGCAGGAACCAAGGGCTCGATCATCAACAACAGCTCCGGCGTCTACAACCTGCCGAAGAAGGCGGCCGTGCTCATAGCGAACGCTTCAGGCGGAGGCGGAGGCGGTGCAGCTCTCGGCGGAAACGGATCCGCAGGAGAGGCCGGCAATCCGCAGAGAGTCACCATCCGGCACCTCAACGGGCACGTGTTTGACCATTACGAGTACTTCTATTACGCGAACGAGACCAGAGAAGAACGCGACGAAGAAAGCGAGCACTACGGCGACGTTACAGTCTTTGGAGGCAAGGGAGGCGATGGCGGCAACGCGTCCGTCATCCCGGCACAGCCCACCAGCACGACCGTCTTCAGAGGCGGGACTGGAGGCGCTGGAGGCGGTGGCGGTGGCGGAGCTGCACAGTGCCTCGGCAACCGGTACGGATCCGGCGCGTCAACGGACTACATGCGCGGCCACTCGATCGGAGGCAAAGGCGGAAATGGAGGCCAGGGCGGACAAGGATCCGACGGCTTCGCGATAATCTACTGGAAATCATAAAGGAGGCCAACATGGCAGAAAGAGACTTTAATCTTCAAATGACCGGAGAGCAGGTCAAGGACGCTCTCCAGCAGCTCGAAGACCGCGTGGCAGAAGGCTGGGCGGTCGGAGAACATGACGGCGTACCTGTCACGAGCGGGTCTCCGTACTATGAGAACAACGCGAAATACTATGCAGAGAAGGCCGGCATCAGCGCACAGGCAGCAGCAGACTCCGCAGCCACGGCAGAGCAGGAAGTCGAGGAGGGAATCCGGCAGGGCATAGTCGGCACATACGTCCAGGAATCTGCCACGCCTGGAGCCATCGTGACCATCGACGACGGAGCGGATGACGTGCCATTGAAAGACCTCAAAGTAAACCTCGCCATCAATCAGCCCGGCACAGGAGACCCATCGCCGAGTAACGTGCGCCCCATCTACCCCGTTACAGAGGCAGAGGTAACAAGGACAGGGAAGAACTTGTACTTCAAAACTATGGCTAACCGCTATATCAATGCAAGCGGAGTTATTAGTTCAAGCACAGTGAATAATGTTATGTGTGCCTATGTAAAAAAGGGGCAGACTTACACTATATCCAACAATGGAACGGCGGCTACTTCTGCATCATACGGATATTATGAAGCAGAGCCAGCAGACGCAGCAACTGCATTAACGGGACGGCTCACAGCCGCCAACGGAACATTTACCGCAACAATGAACGCTTATATTGCAGTTGTCGTGCTTGCTGGTAATAATGCCGTACAGCTTGAACTCGGCTCTACCGCCACAGCCTACGAACCCTACGCAGGACAGCAGTACCTCGTCAACATCGGTATCAACCAATGGGACGAGGAGTGGGAAGTCGGTAGTATCGACGGGTCAACAGGAGAACCTACATCAAACTCCAATTATATCCGTTCAAAGAACTTCTGTCCCTGCCTCCCCAATACCGATTATTACTTCAAGAACGCAGACGGCACGGCTTGGACGCTATTTTGGTATGACAAGACACAGACATTCATTTCGGTTGCAGGGGCGAACAATAGTGTCCGTACAAGCCCCGCAAACGCATATTATTTCAAGGTAAGAAGCGGAGCGTATGTAGCAACCTATGCCAATACTTGCTCCATCAACTATCCCTCCCGCTTCACCGCATACTATCCCTACACAGGCAACGTGGTCTACGGCGGTGAACTGGATGTAACCACGGGAGTGCTGACCGCAAGGTACGGCATGGTTGACCTCGGAACGCTGACATGGGCACTCAATAGCGGTTCAACATTTTGGGGCATCCCAACAGGAAAACTTGCAGGGCTTGATAACTTCGTATGCTCTGACTATGCCACAACCACGGCAGACATAGCAAGCATGGCTAACTGCACAACAACAGGTCGGTCGATAAATCAGCGGGTCTACATCCGAGACGATAGGTACACCGATGCAGCAACCTTCAAGACCGCCATGAGTGGAGTACAGTTAGTTTACGAACTCGCCACACCAATCTCCATACAGTTAGACCCAACTGCGGTCAATACTCTGCGTGGAGACAACGTGATTTGGGCGGATTGCGGAGACATTACCAACTGCGAGTATCGGGCTGACCTTAAAATGTATATTGATAAAGTCGTAGGAGCGTAAGGAGGCAGAACATGGAGGACATGCAGGCAGCACTCGCCAGACACGACGCCACGCTGGACGAGCACGAGCGACGCATCCATGCACTCGAAAAGGGGCAGGACGCGATCCAGCAGTTGACCCTCGACGTGGCGAAGATCTCGGCCAAGATGGACTTCCTGGCCGAGAAGATGGACAAGCTCGACAGCAAGGTCGAGGCGCTCGAACAAAAACCGGCAAAGCGCTGGGACGGACTGGTCACGGCCCTGATCACAGCGCTGGCCGGCGCTCTTATAGGCTGGCTTATGGCCGGGAGGATATAACGACATGAAACAGAGACTCAATAAAAACTGGTGGAAGGCTGCCGGCATCAGAGCGGTGCGGACCTGGGCACAGACCGCGCTCTCGATGATAACCGTCGGAGCTGCGCTGAACGAGATCGACTTCGTCCGCGTTCTTAGCATCTCCACCGTGGCCGCCATCTACTCAATGCTGACCAGCCTCGCCGGTCTTCCGGAGGTGGAACCCACCGAGGAGGCCAACTGATGGCCGGCACCGTTCGCGGAACATTCACCACGCCAGCCGGGGACCAGATCGTCCTCGACTGGCCGCTGGCTTTGGATCTGACACCGCACTGCGAAGTCGCAGAGGCCGCGAACGTTTCAGCGGAGCAGGAGATCCGGTTCTGGTGGGACGACACCATCAGGCACACACTCGACATGTTCGAGGATCTCCGCTTCGTTCTGAACACGGCCGGCATCGTGGACTACATGCCGCTCAGTTCGGTGGAGCGCACCAAGGAGTACAACGAGAAGATCGGCGGGATCCCAGGCAGCCATCACATCACCGGCGAGGCCTTCGACTGGAACTTCAGCCAGGGCGGCCTCCGGGTCCGAATGACGAACGCGCTCCGAAAGCAGATCTCGGCCATCTGGGCATACGTCTGCCGGAAGAACGGCGTGGTCGGATATATCTGCTGGTACACGAACGGCTTCCATTTTGATGCAGCCACGGACGGCGAGTTCAAGATCTACGACTACAGAGGCACGGAGAGGGACTGGTGATAAAATGATAATTATAAACGTATTCGACCCGAAGGACTTCGAGATCTACACCTACGGCAACCCCTACACCGGCGGGAACGTGACGCCATTCGGAGTGACCACCTGGGCGGACAAGGCCAAGGCGGAGTGGGTCTTCAATCTGGCCTTCTTCGACTTTGCGAACGCGTACAACAACGCGCACGGCATCGGAGGCCGGACGCTCCAGAAGGTCTACAACCCGGACCTTGGAGAGATCGGCTGTCCGGATGCGGTCAAGCGCACGGACTACATCATCCTCCAGGGATCCGTCTGGGCCGGCTGGGCGACTGCGGTCCTCAACGGCACGGTCCAGACCAGGAACCTGAACGCAACCGCGAAACGCGCCAGGAACATGAACGGCATCACCCAGGACGGCCGGTACATCCACGTCACCACCAACTACCAGACGGAGCTCTACGTGGCCAACTACGTCAACACGCGGATCCAGAAGGACTACGGCACCAAGATCAAGTACCTGTTCATCGAGGACAGCGGCGGATCCACTCAGGAGTACAGCGCCATCTCAAAGCTGGGATACTACCCGGAAGGGCAGCGCGCCGTGGCTTCGGTCATGTGCATCAGACGCAAGACCGTCTACACCTTCACCCGGACCATCTCCAACGGCTGCCGCGGTGAGGACTGCCGGATCCTGCAGCAGGCTCTGGGAGGCATCGAGGTCGACGGTATCTTCGGACGCGACTCCACCAACCGGCTCAAACAGGCCCAGAAGGCTCTCAGGCTCGCAGCGGACGGCTACTTCGGACCGCTTACGGCCAGGGCGATGGGCTTCAATTTCAGATAGGCAACCAGCGCGATTTTATTCTTGCCATCTTTTGCGCGCTTTTGCACGGCTTCCTTCGGGAGGCCGTTTTTTTTCATGCACAGAACACAGCACAGGACCCTCCAGAACGGCCGTAAATGGCCCGTAGACGCGCGGAAGACCCTCCGCAGGCATAATTTATCGACCGCATAAAAACAGGGGCCTAAAATGGCAAATTCGAGCGATCTCGGCAAAGATCCAGAGAACGCACCAGCGCCGGACTTGACACGGATCCCGGCCCGGTGTATACTTTGAAAGTCAAAGCACGACCCATAACATACGCGGAAAAGCCTCGGCCTTAACGGATTGACCGGGGCTTTTCTGCGCTTAAAAAGTTTTGAAAAATCGAAAAAACCGCTTGAAATCGTCAAAACAATCGCCTATAATAGGTGCCGTATGGAACGTGCTGAAGCCGCCCAGGAAAAGGGCGGCACAATTTGAACCCCGAACTATTCCTTAAATATCAATTTGACGGAATCAAAACATAATAGGGGAACAGATAGGCACCTTCCATACAATAGATATGGGAGGTGCTTTTTTCATGAAGTACAAAAGGACACAAAAGTTAGAGGTTGTCCAGAGCCACGACCCCGGCGAGTTCCAGGACCGGATCAACGAGATCTTCGAGAGGCTCGGCGAATCGGACACGAAGTACGAGGAGCAGCTGTTCAACAACGAGAACGGCTTCTCGGCCTTCATCCGCTACGAGCACGTCGACAGGATCCCGGAGAGCATCAAGGACGAATACGAGCTCAGGGGCATCTTCCCGAAATGCAGAGACTGCGAGTTCTTCGAGCCGATCAACGACTACGAGGGCCGGTGCTTCTGCGTCCGGGGAACGCTCCGAAGGAACGACAGCGTGGACAACTGCCAAGTCTTCTGGGAAAGAATGGAGGAAAAAGAACAGGGCGACATGTACGACTTACTAAGGACAGAGATCAAGACGCAGTTCAAGACCATGTATCGGTTCTGCGAGGCGATCGGCATGAACAAGACGTACTTCAGCTGCAAGCTGAACGGCAAGAACAGCTTCACCGGCGACGACAAAATCCGCATCCTGCGGACGCTCGGCATCGAGCTCAGCGACGAGAATCTGGCGAAGTATTTCAAGAGCTAAGAGGAAAAACGGAGGTACACAATGGTCAATTTCAAAATCGGCACAAAACACTATATCTGGAGGCCGGCCGTTCTGCTGGCCAATATCACCAAGGGCGTCTTCGCACTGGCCACCGGCGCGTTCTATGCCTGGGCGTTCATAACCATGATCGGCGGTGCGAGATGAAGACCGGCACAGAGAGAGACGAAGCGGTCCGCGTGATCGTCCAGAGATCCATCGCGGAGATGGAGCAGACAAACCACGCCTTCGAGGATCGGCACTTCATGGAGAACCGGCAGCACTACGGAAGCCTGACCGCGTTCGCGGCGGCACTCCAGGAACTCGGCGCCAACATCAGCTTCGAGGCCGTCTTCGAGGGCGACCTGGTACGGATCAACGGGTACAGTATGCAGAATATCGCATTTTAGAAGGAGGAACAAATGCCTGACATCAGATCACTTTACGAGAAGGACTTCCTCGGCCAATGGGACTGCACGGATCAGGATCTCGTGCTGACCATAAAGGGCGTGAAGCAGGAGGAAGTCGCACAACCAAGAACGAACCAGAAGAAGAAGAAAGTCTGCCTCACATTCCAGGAAACCGACAAGAAAATGGTGCTAAACGCCACGAACCGCGACATAATCGCCAAGCTTCTCGGCACCTGGGACTATACCAAGTGGGGCGGCACCAAGATCCAGCTCTACAAGGACCCCAAGGTCCGGTTCGGCACCGAGGAGGTCGGCGGCCTTCGGGTCCGGAACTTCCTGCCTCAGAAGCATGAGCAGGTCTTCTGCGACGAGTGCGGCCAGGAGATCCAGCCGGCCAACAATATGACGCCGGCACAGATAGCAGCATACACGAAGAAGAAGTACGGCAGGGCACTCTGCCCGGAGTGCGCGAAGAAAGCAAAGGAGGAACAGGATGCAGCCAAAGCTTGAACCGTGTCCCTTCTGCGGATCCCAGGCCGAGCTTGTTCAGAGGATGGATTTCATCGACTACAGACCCGGAGGGGGGGGGTATGAACCAGTCAGTTTTTGCAGATGCACAGAGTGCGGAGCGCAGACCCACCGCGTCTTCGATGCGGTCCTGGCACTAAAGGGCAACCCCGCGCAAGAAGCTATCAAGATTTGGAACAGGAGGATATGATGCTGTCACTAAATAACGACAATTACTACTCGAAGGAAGCAAACGAGGCATACTGGAGCGCGTCACAGGTGAAGGCGTTCCTGAAGTGCGAGGCCTCAGCTCTGGCAGAGATCCAGGGCGACTATACACCGGAGCCGACACAGGCGCTGCTGATGGGATCCTACATCGACGCATACGTGGAAGGCCTGCAGAGCTTCGCAGCCTGGCGAGATGCTCACCCGGAGATTTTCAAGAGGGACGGAACCCTCAAGGCGGAGTTCGTCAAGGCCGCGGCCATGATCGACCGCATGGAGCACAGCCCGGTCTTCATGGAATACCTGAGCGGCGAAAAGCAGACCATCTGGACCGCAGACATCGCCGGCAGACCCTTCAAGGCCAAGCTGGACGTCTACGTGCCAGGAGAGCGGATCGTGGACCTGAAGACGGTCAAGGACCTGGAGCCGGTCTACGTTCCAGGAGAAGGCCGGCTGGCATATTACGACGCGTGGAACTGGCCGCTGCAGATGGCGATCTACCAGGAGCTCGTGCTCAGGAATACCGGGAAGCGGCTTCCCTGCTATCTCGCAGTCGTCACCAAGGAAGACCCACCGACGCTGGACCTCGTCGAGATCCCGCAGTGGAGACTGGACGCGGAGATGGCGTTCCTCGTCGAGATCCTTCCCAGGCTGGACGCCATCAAGCTTGGAGTCATCGAGCCGGAGCGCTGCGAGAAGTGCGCCTGGTGCAGGGAGACCAAGATCATCACCGGGCCGAGAACCATCGAGAGGATAGACACGGAGGAGGGCGCAGACCAATGAATATGACCAAGGAAGAAATCGTCCGCGACTACATTATGGCGAAAGCACCGCAGAAGCAGATCGGGATCCTCGCGGATCTGAACGTCTGCACCAAGAAGGAGATCGTCGAGATCCTCAGAGAGGCCGGATGCGAACTGCCGGCGTACTACACCAAGAAGCCGAAGGAGACACCGGAGCAGACCAAGGAGGCCGTCATCAAGGCCATGAAGGACGCGCCGCTGGTCATCGAACCGGCACAGGCACAGGAGCCGAAGACCCACACCGCGCCGGAAACCCTCACAGCACTGAACAAGGCGAAGGTGGCCTTCTCCGATGCGGTCCGTGCGATGCTTCCAGAGTACGACTCGGCCGAAGACTTCGAGGACCTCGACAAGGAAATCTTCTTCGAGCGCGTGATCGGCATGGTGGTCATGCTCGACGCGCTGGAACGTAGGGAAAGGAGATCCTAACATGCTTCAGATCGAGAGAACAGGGCGCCACGTCTTCGAGGAGGGCACCAACATCAACTACGACGTGATCGGGACGGACTTCGTGATCCAGAGCCGCAAGAGGCATATCCCTCACGCGGACAGGCCCGGAACATGGGACCACACCACCTACTGGCTCGTGGATCCGTTCAAGGCCTGGGAGAAAGAGTTCGCGACACTCAAGGACGCGAAGGAGTTCGCAGAGAAGCTGATCGGAGGCGGCGAGTAATGGAGACCCCGGAAAAATTCGCAGTCAGAGAGACCGCACTGGTGCTCGGATGCAGTCCTTACGTGATTTACAGCCAGCTCAAAGGACAGGTCGACGGAGGCCTCACCGCCGAGCAGCTGGACAGGATCATCGAGTACCTCGCCAAGAAGGGCATCAAACCGTACAAGTACAAGACCGCAGAGCTGGAGAAGGCCCGGCTTTATATCGACGCCAAGGCCGGCCAGCAGCAGCACATCAAGGAGGCACTATGAACAGAAGCGTTATAACCGGAAGACTCGGAAGGGATCCGGAACTCAAGACCGGCGGGAGCGGCACCGAATACTGCCAGTTCTCCGTCGCAGTTGACCGCAGGAAGTCCGACAAGGATCAGGAGAAGAAGACCGACTGGTTCCGCTGCGTGGCCTTCGGAAAGACCGCGGCCTTCGTGGAGAAATACTTCAAGAAGGGCGACGGCATCGAGATCCAGGGCCGCATGGAGAACGACCCCTACAAGGACAAGGAGACCGGCAAGAACCGCGACAGCTGGCAGCTGATGGTGGAGCTGGTCGAGTTCCCGAAGGGCGGCAAGAGCGGAGACGGATCCGGAAACAGCTCCGCACCGGTGGACGGCTTCCAGCCCTTAACGGATGATGACATCCCGTTCTAAAGGAGGTGCGAGGCTATGACGATCATAGCAGACACAAGAGAGCACCTCGAACAGTGGGAACGGATCCGGAAGGGCTTCGAGCGGCTCGGCATACACTACGAGCGCAGGAAGCTGGACGTTGGCGACTACCAGGACGAGGACAACCCGCTCCTGGTGGTCGACCGGAAGCACAACCTCGCGGAGATAGCGCAGAACTTCACAGACCAGCGCAGGACCCGCGAGGGACTGCTCCGGAACCGGCTCGAAGACGAGATGATCCGCGCCAAGAAGCAGGGCATCAAGATCGTGTTCCTCGTGGAGCACGGCGGCAGCATCAAGAGCATCGAGGACGTGCAACTCTGGAAGAATCCGAGGACGATCACCTCGCCGCTGGCCATTTCCGGGCCGAGGATATACAGGAAGATGCTGGCCTACGAGAACTTCTACGGCGTCGAGTTCCGGTTCTGCGGAAAGCAGCAGACAGCGAAACGGATCGTCGAGATCCTCCAGGAAGGAGCAGAGCATGGCGAAGGATAACAGCAAGAACTGGTTCCGAGTATACCGTGACCTGCTCTCGGAGGAGCTCTGGACCAGCGAGCGGTTCACCACCGGGCAGGCCTGGATCGACCTCATCGGCATGGCCAACTACGCGGACACCGAGAGGATCTACAAGGGACAGCTTCAGAAGATCCAGCGCGGGCAGATCTACACCAGCATCCGGTTCCTGGCTCAGAGATGGCACTGGTCAAGGGCAAAAACGGAACGTACCATCAAAATGATGGAAAAGGCCCAAATGTTGACCATAAAAACGACAACGAACGGGACGGTCTTAACCCTTGAGAATTACGGCAAATATCAAGGTGACCGAGCCACCAACAAGGCCACGGACCTTGCCACGACCCTTGCCACGACCCTTGCCACGGACCTTACACAAAAAAAGAAAGTAAAGAAGGATAAAGAAGGAGAAGAACGCGCGCGCGAGACGACGCGCGACCCCATGCCTGCGGCGCTCTCTGAAGATGAGGTGGACGACGGCTGGGTCCTCTACAGGAACGGGAAGGAGGTCAAGAGATGACAAGACAGCAGGCTCCGGAGATCGTGAAGCTGCTCCAGACGTTCTGGCCGATCGAGTGGTCCCAGCGCATGAGCACTGCGATGGAGGACCGGCTGGCGGATGAGCTGGCGATCATGTTCAAGGACTACGAGCCGCAGGACGTGCAGGAGACCCTGAGGAAGCTGGCAAGATCCGTCACACGGCCGCCGACCTACAAGCAGATGCTCGACGACCTTCGGAACAGCGCCGGAAGATCCAGCAACGACTTCGTCTGGGTCCCGTACGTCTACAAGTGGGTCGAAGACAAGCTCGGCCGAGAATACGCATGGCAGGTAAACGTGAAGGTCTTCCCGAACGGATCCGTCCTGCTTCCGCGGGGCATACCCTGGAATGACAGGCTCCTCAAGAGACAGGGCATCATCGGCAAGGACGGCAGGGGCATCTATCCCAGGACACAAGACCTCGATCAAAGCGAGGCACAGAAGAAGAACGAAGACGCCTACGAAGGGTTCCAGGAGACCATCGAGGACCTTTTCGAGGACTGGTAAAAGGAGGAACTATGACAAGACAGGAACTAAAAGACGAAACTCAGCGACTCATCAACAAGGTGGACACCGCGCTCGTGGTCGCAGAGATCGGCAAGGGCATCCAGATCGCAGCCAAAGGGTCCACCGGGGATATTGCTGCGCTGATCTGCGTGGCCCTCAATGACATCAAGAAGAACACGAAGGAGCCCGACTGGCTCGCCATAAAGCTCGCCATTATGGGGCACCTCACAGACAGCTTCGACAAGATCATGGAGCGGCTGGAGGCGTACGCCGGAAAAGTGATCTACGAAGCGGAGGAGGACTAAGCATGAAGACGAACAAGATCCTGGCCATCGTTAAGGAGCCAGGGAAGAAAGCAAGGGCGCACTACATCGAGAACACCTTGGAGGAGCTGCAGGGCATCGTCGGCGACTACCTCGAAGCGGTGACGATCAGCGAGCAGGCGGTCATCCTCTGCGACGAGGAGGGCAAGCTCAAAGGACTGGAGCCGAACTTCGGCATCGTCAGAGGCTGGGACGAGATCTACATCACGGATCCAGAGCACGGCGAGGACGTCATCGTGGGGCCGGCCATCATCGTAGGAGTGCACGGCGACGAGTTCGCGGACCTCGATCTCTGGGACTTCACCGAACTGCTGGAACAGATCTACGCAGTCGAGAAGAAGGAGGCGCGCTGATGGAGGAGCTCATAAAACTGGAGACGTATCTCAGAGCGACCGGCGTCCAGTACGAGGCCTTCAGCGAGGAGGGCATCTGGGGCCGTCATCAGATCATCGTGTTTGAAGACAGCGAGAGAAGCTGGGACGCCATCTGCCAGAGAGGAAGCTACGGCTGGGAAGACGGCCTGCTCGAAGTCAGGGGCGAGCCGGTAGTGAAGCCAGGGGACGGCGACAGCGTCTGCGGATGGCTCACGGCGGACGAAGTCATCGAGCGGTTCGAGGAGTACAAGGAGAACGGGAGGCGCTGGCTATGAGCAGATGCAGGAGCTGCGGCGCGGAGATCATCTGGATCCTCACGGCAAGCGGCAAGAAAATGCCGTGCAACCCGGAGCCGGTGACCTTCACCAGAGCAGGAGGACCGGACACGTTCGTTCTGGCATCCGGCAAGGTTGAGCGAGGCCGGCGCGGATCCGGACCTCAGACCGGCTTCATAAGCCACTTTGCGACCTGCCCGGAGGCCGCACTCCACAGACACGCAAAACGGCCAAATTTGACCGTAGAGGCCCGCGAAGATGCGCGGCCGATAAATTATACCACCAAGGACCCCAACAGGCCACAGTGAGGCGCTGAGGGGCCTTAGAAGCGATCACAGGAGGACATCATGCCTATAAAAATTCAACAGAAACACTTTCACCGGCTTTATCTGGCCGGACCCATCACAGGCGTCCCAGACTACAAAGAGCGGTTCGCGGAAGCCGAGCGGGACTTCTCCGAGCACTACGACGTCATCAACCCGGCGCGGATCCTGGAAGGCGTCGACGATCGGGACTGCCTGCCGCTCTGCCTGAGACTGATCGACAGAGCCGACAGCGTGGTGCTTCTTCCAGGATGGCGCTCCAGCATGGGCGCGGTCACGGAAGCGCTCTACGCGGTCCGGCAGGGCAAGGACGTTACAGCCTTCGAGCGCAAGGACGCAGCCTACTCAGTGCGCTGGGACGGGGAAAAGCTGACGATCGGATCCGATGAAAAGGCACGGAGATGGATTCCATGCAGTGAGAGATTGCCGGATATGCACGATGAGGTGCTTGTCACGGCGAGAGGCGAGGTATCAATCGCGTGGCTATATGTGGACGGAAAATGGAGAAGCAACGATATGCCACAACCCATGTTCAGAGATATTATCGCATGGATGCCGCTCCCAGAGCCGCCGAAGGAGGAAGTATGAGCGTACTTATAAAGGGCATGGAGATGCCGAAAGACGGCGAACTACTCTGCGTCAACATCTACCCGGACGGAAAAGTCTGTATCAATCTTGACTTGGAGTGTAAGCGGATTGCAACTGCCGTTCCCGTTCCGCCTCATGGGCGGCTGATAGATGCAGATGCGGTGTTGTCGCAATATAACGGCTCCATACGGACGGCTCAATGCGATTATGCTGAGGGCTTGAGAGACGCCGCCGAAGATATTAAAACCGCACCGACCATCATTGAACAGGAGGTGGAGAGCAATGGCTGATACTTACGTTAGCAGGGAGGATATGATTTCCTGTATACAAGAGTGGTTTGCGCAAGAGTATACATTGAAAGGAGTTGCAACCCTTTATTACGATTTGCGTTCGGAGATTGAGGTGCAACTTGAGTTTATGCTTGACGAGGTGGCAAGGGCAAGATCAAATGCCCCAACAGTCATAGAAGCAGAGGAAGGAGAAGAAGAATGAATACTATGGAACCATCGAGAGGTGAGAAAGAGGAGACTCTCAAGGACGTTATAGAGGATATCAGCGGGATCAATAAAGAGATGAATTCGCAGTTACGGATGATTGCAGATGCACTTGCGCAGGGCAGTTGCTCTACCGACAATGATAAGGTCTCGGACGATCCGCGTACAATTATGGACGCCATTCGACGTGACCGTGACGAAGCAAAAGAAAATTTGAAGCTTCTCATTCACATTAGGGGATATCTGTGGTAGTAGAAGAATGAGTATAACTGCGGTGGCGGAATAGGTAAACGCTTAATAGGACGAGTAAGGCACTTACCACAACAACGGTTTCTTAATAGTGCTATGTGAGGTGCAAATCCTCACCCGCAGTTTTTTAGAAAGGAATGTAAAATGGGTGATTTAATTGATAGACAGGTAGCGATTGATGAAATAGAATACGAAATTAATATGATAAATTCGACATTGGATTCAACGACATTGGATTTCAACGCAAGGGAAAGGTTGAGACAAAGAAAAGGTGAAGCAATGGAAATACTTAATTCTATACAGATGTTGCCTTCCGCAGAAAAGACAGGGAAGTGGATTAGAATTACGCAAGGGGCAGACCCCGAAAAGTATATGTGTCCGTTTTGCCATAGAACAGTTGAGAATTACGGCCCGGATTGTATGGTGTCTATCCGATACCCTTATTGCCACTGCGGAGCAAGGATGGTGGACTGATGGGCCGGAAGATGACAGCGAAGAAGGGCAAGAGCAAGAACAAGCGCGTCACGCTCACCCAGGCGCAGGCGCAGGCACAGGCCGAGGCGACTTACTGGAAGATCCTGCGCATGTTCCTCGCGGCGGCGATGGACGTCTACGGCTGGCAGGAGCAGGAGGTGGTCGACTTCGCAGCGCGAGTGAATTGGTATTTTGACGCAGCGAACACGGAGCACACCATCACCGAGGACCTCGTGGACAAGCTGCTGGAGGTGAACATGGGCATCATCATGACCAAGAAGCAGGAACTCAAGGAAAGGACGGACTAAACATGGACGAGAGAGACAAGGAGCTGCAGGAGCTCCGTAGGGAAAACAAACAGCTGGAGGCGCTCGCCGCTTCTCTGGACAAGTCGCTCCGGAAGTTCCGGTCACGGTACCACACCGGCGACGAAGAACCAGAGCAGGAGACCGGCTACTTCGTGATCTGGCAGGCCTTTGTTCGAGGCACATCGGAGAGCTTCACCGGCCCGCACTACGCGCTCCTGGAATGGCAGAACGGAGCCGTCGGCTGGTGCCTCAATGACATCATGCTCGGATATACCCGGCGCGGATGCGAGATCCGGATCCTGTACTGGCGGCCGGTCATGGAGCCGGAGCACCTCGTGGCCATTCTGGAGGGCAGCAGATGAGGCGGGGCAAGTACAGCCTCGCGAATCACCCAGAGGCGAGGCAGCGGGCCATCTGGCTCGTCCGGGACTATCCGAACATCAAGGACAAGGTCGAGTCCCTCGACGGCTTCCCGGCAGGATCCTCGGACGGGATCCGGGGCACCATGCCGCACAGCAGCACGGAAGACATCGCCATCAAGCGGGCAACCCTCAGCGTCCAGCTCGACATCGTGGAGCGCGCCATCCAGCAGATCCCGGAGGAGTTCCGGCCGGCCATCTGGGAGAACGTGCTCTACCGGACCCGGTTCCCATCGACGGCCACGCTCAGAACATGGAAGCGGTGGAAGCAGCGGTTCATCTGGTACGTCGCCTTTTATGCCGGATTTCTGTAAAAAGGGCCGAAAAACCGAAAAAGGGGCCCAAATTTCTCATAAAAGTGTGTTATTATGATACCGTGATCGAGTATAGGCATAAAGACGTACCTCCGAAGAAAATACAAGGCGCGAAAAGGGGACCTGTTGCAACGGGTCCTTTTTTCGTGGCTTGCATCCGGATCCATGAAAGACTTCGCAGCAGCATTTTATAAAAGCAAGGCCTGGCAGAGCTGCCGGGCATCATACCTCGCCAAGGTCGGCGGCCTTTGTGAAATCTGCCTCGCGAAAGGGATCTACACGCCGGCGGAGATCGTCCACCACAAGATCGAGATCACGCCGAGCAACATCAACGACCCGAAAGTCACGCTTTCGTGGGACAACCTGCAGGCAGTCTGCAGAGAGTGCCACGCCGTCCAGCACGGAGCCAGAGCGCGGCGCTATAAGGTCGACGACACGGGACGAGTACAGACGAGGGACTAAAGACATGGCAAGCTACGACTTCGGGAAGGACCACATGGTCCACTGGATCCGCGACCACTTCCAGGCGGGAAGCACCTGCCTCGACGTGGGAGCCTGCGACGGCAAGTGGGCGGACCTGCTCCAAGGTTATCTCACCATCGACGCCGTGGAGATCTACGGGCCGAACATAGACGCGCACCACCTCAAGAGCAAATACCGCAAGGTCTTCAACAGCGACATCCGGCGGATGCGCTACAAGCACTACGACCTGATCATCTTCGGAGACGTCATCGAACACATGACCGTGGCCGAGGCTCAGAAGGTCCTCAAGTACGCCAGAGAGCACTGCGACGACTACATCATCGGAGTGCCATTCGAGTACAAGCAGGGCGCCATCTACGGCAACCCGTGGGAGCAGCACATCCAGGACGACCTCACGCCGGAGAACTTCGAGGAGCGCTATCCGGGACACCAGATGCTCATAAGGCCGGTGCGGGATTACGCGTACTATCACAGAAACTTATAGTCCCCCAGTGCTTGGTATTATGTAAACCCTTGGAGAC